TGATATGGAACAAGATTTACTAGCTGGAACTAATATAGCAACTATCTTTAAAGCTCACCAGAAAGATGAACCACGTACTAAAGAGAAAGTGGATATACGGAAAATACGTATTTTCACTGGATGCAATTTTGTATTCACATTATTAGTTCGCAAATATTTCTTAACTATTACAAGATTATTACACTCAAACATATTTATTAGTGAAATGGCAGTAGGCATGGATGTTACATCCAAGCAATGGACAGATCTTTATGACTATTTGACCAGTGGGGGCAATTTCTCGCACTGCATAAATGGAGATTATAAATCGTTCGATACTGGCATGTCTTCTCAGATAATGTTTAGTGTTTTTGACATGTTGATTACTTTGGCCCGGAAGAGTGGCAATTATTCTAGTAATGATTTGATAATTATGACTAATATCGCTAATCAAATCTGCTCTCCATATATCTCATTTGCTGGAGAATTATATAGATTTTTCGGAACTAATCCTTCTGGACATCCATTGACAGTCGTTATTAATAGTTTGTGTAATTCATTGTATATTAGATTGGCTTATTTGCAATCCATGAAAGAAGTACATAGTTTCAGAGAAAATGTAAAGCTTATGACTTATGGTGATGACAATATAATGGGAGTTTCCCCTTCTATAGAATCTAAGTTCAATCAATTAACTATAAGTGAATTTTTGAAGGAACATGGTATAACCTATACCTCTGCAGATAAATCTAATTTCACGGAAAAAACATGCACATTCAATCAATGTGAGTTTTTAAAAAGGAAATTTATTTTTAATGAAGAGTTGCAATTATATATATGTCCTTTAGACAAGACATCTTTAATAAAATCTTTATCCATAATCAGGAAATCTAAGGTGTTAACAGATATTGAGGTATTTTATGAGGTGTTTAATAACGCATTATTTGAATGGTCAATGCATGAAAATGAAGAGGAAAATACGCAATTTATTATTAAGATTGCAAGAGAAAATAATGTAGAACTTGCTTCCGAATTTCTATCTATTGATAGATTAAGGGAAAGATTTTTACAAGAACCCCATTGGACAGGGGGGTTAGGCAATAGCAAGCAAGTCCAACAACAC